GTTTGCTATACCGCCTTCTACGGTCTGAATAATGACTATTCATATTTTAATACTATGTGTTTAAAGAGTGCCGAGGGTTCCAAGGTACGCCACACTTGATACTTTTATATTCGGAAAATATCAAAACCTTCAAATTTTATTTAATAGAGTATGAAATCTCTATTTTATTTGTTTACATTTAAACGTTGTAAGGAGGAGCTCCAGTAAAGTAGTGCAAATTGAAATCCTCCCCTGTAGCTGCCTCATTAACTATAGTTACAATTATGCTCGTTGAAGAGGCGGCAGTATCTAGACTATTAACAGACACGAAGTAATCTTTGATAAAGGTATTGTCCATGGTAATATCAGTAAGATCTGAATCTTGAGAGAAAACCCAGAAATTATTAGAATAGAAGGGCAAATCCACCTCTACTGCACCATTAACTCCGGTCAAGTATGTAACCCCACCAAGAAAAGGGATGGAATTATATAACAACGTAGAGCCAATGTTGTAACTAGGAGCACTAGATTTGGGTGGATTTAAGACAACATTGATATGATCGATAGTCAAATTGCCACGCACATTCGAAAATTTAATCCTTTGTCGCATACTGCCTCTCATTCCTAAATAAGCCAATCGCAAGTAGGAAAGTAGGTGTACACTACTGAAAGGAGAGTCACCATAATTATTAATAATTCTGGGATAAATTGGGATGGTGGCCTTTGTATAGGTGTCTGCTGCATTATATATTAATTTGCCAAACTCGTGATATCTCTTCAGTAAACTTCTAAAACTGGATATTTTTTCACCAAAGTTTGTTAAATGAATGTTATCATCTGTAGCCGTACTCTCATTCAATTCATAACATTTAGAATCAAAACCAAAATACATTTGGGAGGCTTCGACAACCTCTGACTCTGCCGTGTATGCCGATCTATCTTGAGTACACTGGTAAGGTACTGCATAATGCATATTCTTGCCGTGTATAAAGACATTAACTGCAATCACAGAATCGTCTGGGGATTGTAATGTTGTATATGGTACTATATATAAAACACCATTGGTAGTCTCATAAGACCCTACCGCATTATCGGTAAAATATTGGGTAGCGGTTCTTTTCCACGTGAAATCTGATGCCCAAGGAACACAAAAAGTTACATTTTGTACTTCTTGAAGATCTACAATTTTCATGTATTGCTCATTGAGATTAAAACTCGATGATATCAAAGAATCTTGTGAGGGATTAGGCTCATATACTATGGCAATCTTCCCTCGGTGAAAGTTAGAAACAACAAACTGTAAAGTAAAGACTATTTCTCCCCTCCAATATACAAAAGGAAAAGCTGCAAATGCAAGCGGAGTAGGTTGTACAAAATCCTGTAAAATATTAACATGAGTGGAAAGGCCGGGAGAAACCGGGAATCTTGCAATAGGTGAAGACATAGGAGTATCGGAATTACTCCAAGTAAAAGTACCTAGCAATGAAGGTCTATTAGATAAATATTCCAGAGATAGTTCGTCTTCGTTCGATCCGAACATACCTTGAGAAACTTCTAAGGAACGCTTTTTGTCAACTCCCATAACTTTAACCGTATCATTTAGAGTTGTGACCATCCCATTATGAAAGCCATCTGGTTTCAAGGTTGATCTGTTTTCGTCCAAAACAGGTTTAGACCATCCAAAATATGACGCTATTCCCGCAAGACCCTTTAAGGTAATTGAAGCAGGGACCGACAACGGGGCTATTTCTGGAATAGAATTTAACTTGGAGACAACTCTACTAGAACCGGAGAAAAATTTCTCTATCGGGCCTGTTTTAGTCTCATCGTTTTCAGCCTCGGCTGTATAATGTGTGCCTGTTAATGTTCCCAATTTTACATCAACAAAATGAGCTCTGACCGTCATTTCGACATCTGTGGGGCTAGTAGATACTGAGTTAATATCATTCAAACTATACACAAATAGACTACCTGAATTTTCAAAATCATCATACGATGCGCTTCCTAATACAGAAGCGTTATCATTGAACAAACGCCACATGGGTTTGTATGAAATAAAAGGTATTCGTATAGTCATAGGTTGATTGTCCTTAACATCTAGTATCTTACATGCTCTAGATTGCGATAAATAAGACATTAGCAAAGGCATAAATGACGGGTTAACAGATACACGTTGTAGTAGGGCTTGTAAAGAAGCATTAGCGGTAGGATATGGTTGATAAGAAACCAAAATTTTTCCATAGTGGAAAGGTGTACCTGATATTGCTAAGTTTACTTCTATGTCGCCCATAAAATATGCAAACTTTTCAAATTTGTTTCGTATGCGCTCATTAGTAGAGAGTAAGTCCCATATTTTATAAGTGTAAGAAAATGCAGTCGCCAATGGAAGGGTTTGTTGATCTATTAAAATAGGACGTTCTAAAAATTTATTTATATCTCTTACTACCGTTTGGCCGGTATTTACATAAGAGGACATTCCAACATGTGCTTCATTAACATCTGCTCCTACAACATCGTGTAAATTTTCTGCTTTTTCTTCATTGTGAGGTAAACCTAAGTCCATCTCAACATTGTCA